ATATTGACCTTAAGTTATAATCACTTTTATATAGTTTTATTAAGCCCTTAATCTACTTAACCCTACCACAGATATAGTATAACCTAAATTCGCGTAAAAGTAAAGCTTTTGAGAACTGATATATTTTGGGATACAATGTTGATGCCTTAAATGAGTCATTATCATTGCAACCCATTGATCTATATAAAGAAAGGAGGAAAATAAGAGGAGTTTGAGGATGTTTTATTTTGGAAACCCTCACCTACGGGTTACTTTGATAAATAACGGAGTTATTGGACTTGCAACCCACTGAAAAATATAAGGAATAAATGGGGAATTTTCGGAGTAGGCACAAAAAAGCCATCGGTTAAGATGGCTTCATTTTGTTACGTCGTTAGAGCTCGATAAAAATAATGTTTGCCGATCTTCACCGTTTTCTTGGGACGCTTGGGATACCTGTGCGGGAATGAATCAAAGGAATCCAGATTGCTGATCGGATTCTTTGCATTGCCAGACAAGATGTTTGATGCTAACAACATGAACTCATCACGATCCTTTGTGGGGATTCGTTTCTGGGTGTACTGCTGCTTTACCACACTGCATACTGGTTTGTGAAATATTTGTGTTGACCGAGTGACAATCGTTGCTCCTACGGCAAGTTGCCCAGTCAAAGATTCGCCTCTTGCCTCTGAGTAGATTGTCTCAGCGACGCATACTATATCCTTCCTTGAGATGTGGTTTTTGAGAGCCACGGTTTTTGATGTAACATTCTTTTTGTGTGACATAATCTGAGCATCTATTGATGCAGATGTAAGGCACAGACATAAGATCATTGTAATTGATCGCATGTGTTTCTCCTATTTTTTCAGTGACGATCTGTAAAATGACAGATCGTTTCCCTTAGTTCTTCGAATAGACCATGATGGTTTGAACTGTACAGCGGGACGGTGGCGCATTCTTATAGGCATCTCCTAGGTTGGTTGTAAGATATTTATATCAGTATCCCTTGACTCGTTTGAACTCTTTCCTCGCCTCGAGAGCATGAGGCATCCATCCTTTCATGGATTCAACGAAGACTTGCGGTGGCTCATGGTCAACAGCAATCAAGACCACGATCTGATCTGCAAGAACACCAGTCATCTCCCATAGCATGTATCCATAGAACGCGCACTGGATGAAGTAGTTGCTGATCCAATCTCGATCCTTTGGCTTTCCCGAGGTCTTGAAGTCAATGACCGATAGGACTCCTTGATACTCCGCGATGCAATCGGTGGTGCCAGCAATCTCGAGTTTGTGAGAGAACAGCATGGATTCGAGGCAATAAATGTTGTTGATATCCTTCAGGATCGGCTTGAATGATGACCACATCTCAAGGTCAAACATGTCAACCTTCAACTCCTTGTTGTTGAGGTAGTCTTCAGCGAGGGAATGTATCCGCGTGCCACGACTTGATGCTCGGTTCGAGATTTTGTTGGCTTCTTCCGCACCTACACGAGCTCTCCATTCCTTGATCGAATCCTCCCCACCAAGACTGGTGATGGTGGTCACCGATGGATACTTGTTTCCATTGGGAGTTTCATACAGCCGTTTGCCATCTACATTGATGCGGTTGAGCTTGGGGAGATCAAGAGGGATGTGAATGATCATTCGGCATCCAACTCCTTTTCGAGGAAGGATCTAAATTCCTTGGATATCTTCTTCTTATCGTTCCATTCTAGGAAGTCACAGATACAGTCACCTGTCATATAGTTGACGTTAGAATACCATTCATCTTTGTGTGATGGTAACGATCTAACAAAATCTTTCAAATCTTCTAAATCAATTAGAACTTTCATAATGAATATTTGTCGTCTGAAAATCTGGGATACAGAGTTTCGTTTTCAATAGCAAGAGCTAAGTCTTTAGCAAACAACTTAGCTGATGCTAATTTTATGAACACGTATCTGTTATAATCAGAGACTCTACGAGCAAGCTCAGGTTGACCATCGCAGACTGACCACTCATTGTGTTTGGTTCTGAAGATAGCCACCACATCAACAGGGAAATCCCATTTGTCAAGTTTGATATCTATTTGGTACCAGTCTTTGTTTACTTTTCTTAGATTTTTCATTTTATATTCTCTCGGTTTTTTAAAGTATGAGTTATTATACCGCCATACATCAAGGAAGTAAAGCTTTATTTTGAAATAAAACTCCGAAAAGATTCAACATGTAGGACTGGATTTGTGGTCTTGAAGTTCTTCTTGCGCATGATGGTCTTGGCAACCAGATCAATCTTGTTGGTCTTGCGGTCGAAGTGGATGTTAACTGGGATGTTGATATCGGTGCTGAGGGATTTGATGACCTCCTCGATTTCCTCGGGAGTCTTTGAGATTGTGATGCCGAACTTGTCGTACAGGCTATGATACACATTGCTCAGTTCTGCAACAGTGATCTGTTCGATGTTACGGGGATCGTTGAGTCGGTCAAGGAAATGTCCGCTAAACTCAACATCTATGCCGAGTTTGGCGAACAGCTTGTCCAACGCTTTTTCTATGAATGATAACTGAACTCTTGATATGGTGCTTGACATGGAACCTCCTATCTGGGTGATAGGGGTATTTATTCCTATTCGTCTAGCAGCTTGTGCAACTCAGAATCATATTCTTTCTCGAGGTCGAATGTTTTGATTACAGAGACCATTGCTTCTCTATGCAACAGAACTGTATCGATCGCTTTGAACAACTCAAAGATATCAAAACTTTCAACATCGGTTTTTCCTAAAAGACCGCTTTCTTCTAAAGATCTCATATACCCCTTGACCATCTGAGCTTGGTGTGCTAACCATTTATGGGAGAAAATCAAATCGTCAATAGCACCGTCGTGGTGCAGTTCTGGACCTAAGCCCAGCTCTGTTCTGTACGATAAGAGTTTCTTGTGTATTGTATCCAAGGTGTTGATTGTACTATCTTGTTTGATGCCATTCTCCATGTGGTGGTATTCTACATCCCCAGTTTAAATCTTATAAATAGTAATAAGTGTTAGTCACGGAGTGCAATCCTACTAACTCTAATCATTCTACAATTAATCAAGGACTAATATGACCAGCAAACTTATATATACTGCATATTTCTACATCATTCAACATATAGAGTCAAAAAAACTATATGCAGGTTCAAGATATGCGTCGGGTTGCCACCCCGATGAATTTATGCAACCAGAAGGCTACCAAACCTCATCACCCACGATCAATAAAATAATAGACAAAGAAGGTCTATCCGCATTTATCGTATTGAGGATAGATAGCCATTGCGATGGTTTTCATCCCCACGACTACGAAACTGCATTTCTTCGATGCATTGATTGTGCTAAGTCTCCTGAATGGTACAATGGGCACAATAATGATGGCAAATGCCCATCATTCAGATCCCCTCAATTCAATCAGTTGATGTTGGATAGATATGGTGATAAAAATTACAACAATCCCGACCAAAATAAAATAACTTGCCTAAAAAGATATGGTGTTGATCACCACAACAAAACTAAGGATGCACGAGCTAGGGCATCCATAGATGCCTCGATATTGAACCGACGGGAGGACATGGTCGCTATGTTGCTAGAAAGAAACACCAACAACAATCCAAGCAAAACTCCCGAAAATAGAATAAAAGCATCCAACAGATTTACCGAAACAAACCGAATGATGGTAGAACAAGGCAATCATCCTTCTCAGAAACAGTCAAATAAAGAGGCTGCTTCTGAGAGAATGAAAATAACAATGGCAAATCTACCATTACGGATTTGCCCTCATTGCAATAAGGAGGGCAAAGGAAGTAATATGATAAGGTGGCATTTCGAGAACTGTAAATTAAAACCCTAGGATTTCTTTCGCGATGATGTATTGTTTCACTAAACTTGATCTGACGATATCTGCGCTGGTGAAGTGGATTCGGCAGAACTCATCCATCGTTTCAACTATTTTTATGAAATTCGGCAACCCTGTAACTTCCGATGATTTCTTGAGCAAGTCATTCTGACTAAGATCACCAACAAAGATGATCTTGGACTGGTGGCCAACTCTAGTGATGATTGTATCAAGCTCTTGGAATGTACAGTTTTGGCATTCATCTAAAATCACTATCGCGTTATCTATAGATAAACCCCTCATCGCAGTTGTTGTATTGAACTCGATGTAGCCTTGCTCTTTCAGTCGCTGATAAGCATCTGGCTTCCCGAACAGAGTTGAGCATATCTGGATGTATGGGTCTTCATAGATCGAAGTCTTCTCATCCAAACTGCCCTTGAGGAAACCTACGTCACGCGTCTGCACTGCCGATCTGACGATCAAGACTCGGTTGAATGAGTTGCTCTTGTCCATCACCTCTTCTAGACTCTTGTACAGGGCAATGAACGACTTTCCTGTTCCTGCTGATCCTGAGAGCATCATGAAGTATTCACCAACCGAGTATGAGTTGTAGAATGCTGCTTGATTTTCGGTCAAGGGTTTGAAGGTCTTCAGATCCTCAATGCGCATTTTCAATCTGTTGGACTGAGCATTCTGAGGTCCCTTTGCAAGCTGCGGGGAAAAATCTTCAAAATGAGTATCTACGATCCTAGTTGCTGGTTTGCGTGCCATCTGCTGATTCCTTGTGGTTAAATATCGGTGGTTCTATCCAAACACGACCCAGGAGTTCTCTGGTGGATGTTGGATAGAACCTCTTTGAAATCCTTGTTCTTTCCTTTCAGTATGCCTTGACCTATGTTGATTGACCTCACTACCATAGGGGAGTCGATGTATGTTTCAAGGTCTGGGTTTGATTCTTTGAATGCATCAAGCTCAGACATCTTCATTATTCGTACAGTGATATCTCCAGTTTCCTTATGTTTAAATGAATATGTTGGCATCTTCCCTCACGTATGCGTTTGCTTTTGGATTTAACATCTTTCCCTCAAAGGGATCATAATAAACAATCTCTCCTGCCACTCTGAGTGGCCCAACAAGATTTGTCTTTTCCATGTACCCATCAATGCTGACTGAGTTTGGAAGTTCTTCCGATTTGATTGGTTCAAACCTCAGGATCATTATTTTCTTCTGAGGGTTCTGCAGGTTCAGGTTCTTTCTTGCCAAATATCAAGTCCCAGTTGTCAGCGAACTTCTGTTGATCTACAGGTCTGGGCTTTGATCCCTTTCCTCCGTGAGTGACTCCGGACATAAACTCTCCTCTATAGTGTTGCGGGAATTCCGATACATGTACATCTTGACCAAGTGGGCAAACTGTATTGGTTCATGTTCCCAAGATGGGAGGACACCGTATGCCCCCTCCATGCCAGTATATAGTTCCAGAACTTCTTCGTCGCTCATCTGTGAGCATTGAATATGTTGTGATCCATCTCATCTTTGGCACCCTTGATGATTGGGATGTACTTGGCATACTCGAGGATGCTACCCATGTACTGATCTTCATCTGACCAGTTCAACTTGCCAGCCTCGATTGGATGGTGGATGTGAGATACAGGAGTTGCAGTTGACGTGGTGCGATACACGACCATAGTCTCAGGATGGATAGGAAGGATGTTAGTTGTATGTTCGATGAAGTTGTAGTGTTGCATGGGATTTCCTTGATTAGTAAGTGATAACATTAACGATTTGATCAGTGTACGCCCAACGACCGTCACCATCTTCGTCGAGGTAGTCGATTGTATCCCGACCATTCTTTCCATCATATTCTACACCGACCAGAGTAACAGTCGATGCAGATTCAGAGCCAAACCCACCTTTCACTCGCACCACGCTTCCCTCGCCCAGTCTTGAGGTATCTACGTTGCTTGAATGGTTAGATTGTTTTGATTGAAGCGTTTGAAGAAGATTCATTTTTTATTCTCTCGGTTTATTTAAAGTATGAGTTATTATACCTTATCTAGCGAGGAAGTAAAGCTTTATTTTTCAAAAAGTTGATCCATGGGATTCGTAGATACATTGTTCCTCAGGAGGATCTCTGTGGCTTGCTTTGCTGAGTACGTCATTACTCCCTCAACCATGGTCTGCTTGCGCCTCCCAGCCGTGTACGTGATCGGGAATGTGTCCATGTGCAGTCCTCTGCCGTCGAAGAACCCATCTCCTGCATCCCTGTTGCAAATCCAGATGGTCTTGTCTGGATTTGACTGAGCAACACGAATCATCTTCTCGTGCTCATCGTCGTCAAATCCCGACGCATAGTCCGTGAAGGAGTCCCTGTATGGTGGGTCGTAGAATGTGAAGTCGGCAACCTCAACCTGTGACCAGTCTTGGGATGTGATCCTTACATCGCTGTTGTTCAGCAGATGATTCCAGTATCGCACCACTGCCTTGTCGATGACCTCGGTCTTCTGTTGGAGCAAGCCTGCTGGTGTCCCATAGCGATTGTTGGTGTTGAGATTGACCTGCCATAGACCATTGAATCCGGTCTTCATGAGGAAGTACAGGGTCGCAGATTCCTTCACAGGATCCCAGCCCTCGAAGCTGTATGCGTGTTGATCCCTGAGGTGCATGTAGTACTCCCATCGTGCACCTCGAACAGTCTTCACACCAGCAGCACGAATCGGCACTGGCAAGGCAAGGAACTCCTGTTCGTACCCATCGATGACCTCAAGGAATCGGTCAAGATTGCTCTTGACGTTGAGATAGATCGAGATCAGTCCAGCATTCTTGTCGTTGATGAATGCCGTCTCAGGACGATACCGTTCCATGATGTAGATGAACATCGCCCCACCACCGAAGAATGGCTCGGAGTAGCTCTTGATCGTGTTGGGCAACAGGGCATCGTAGTGCTTGATCATCTTGTTCTTGCCACCTGCCCAGATGAACAGAGGTTTCTGCGTCATGTTCGTTTCCCGTCGTATGATATCACCGAGTAGCCATCAGAGACTGCCTGCGTATCCGCTCCACGCTTCAGTTTGATGCTGCTCTTTAGGATGTAGGGTCGTAGACTATCGACCTCTGACAGGTCGTTCAGCACTATGAGCGATGCTGATTTGGGATGGATGAAGATGATGCTCTCCCAGTCATCGTTCTTCTTGTACCATTTCAAGTGAGTCGTTGCTATCTTATCCCCGAAGGATTCGTAGTCGGTCATTGGATACAGGCTCTCGACCATATCCTCAACATCCTTCCCAGGATACAGCTCGGAGAAGTAGTCGCACATCGTGGCTCGAGTGCCATTCATGATTCGCTCGAACAGCATCTTCGGAGGAACATCGGCAGCATCGTAGTATTTTTTGTTCAAGGTATCGACCAATCCCTTCACGGTCAAGCCAGTCTTGATGGGCTTCAAGGAACATCCTGTGATCAGACTCTTCACTTCGATCTTGTGATCGTTCAGGAGACCATCACAGCTGCTGTCCTTCTTCCAGTTGGTGACCAGCAAGCTCATGAGATGTTCGCCCTTCCCAACACCCTTGCCGCAGATGTCGTTCAGGTCTTCGAAGATCGATTGGAAGGATAGATTGGATGAGAGGCGAGGATCGATCAGATCGAACATGTTGTTCTTGCCGTTCGTGTAGAACACGGATTCATCGATGCTGCAGGTGCTCAATAGATCAAGCATCTCGAAGCCATCATCTAACATGCAGTGATGCCACCAGCCTGTGTGAAGCAACACCTTGGTCACTTCTGATGATGTGTTGAGGTTGAGCACTTCCTTGGTCCAAGCATGGGTAGATCTGGGTTGGTTGAACTCTTCGAAGTGTTTTTGGTATTCCTTGAACTGTTCTTCATTCATCTTAACAGTCCTCCTTAGGAGGATATCCATAGTCATGATACATCGCCATGAACTCATCATTGTCAAACTTTGCCTCAGGATAATCATCATAATAATCCTCAAGCTGTTCATCAGTGAAGGTATCAAGATCGTATTCTTCATACTCGTTCATTGGCATATCAGTGTAGTGTATTTTTGGTTTCATGCTATATTCTCTCGGTTTATTTAGTTTATATAGCTATTATACTATTCTTTATTCAAGAAGTAAAGCTTTATTTTTATTCATTTTCAGGTAACAATACGCCTTTACCTTCAACATTTAAGGTTGCTTGAATATAAAGTGCTACATACATCGCAACAAGTCTTGATTTAGTATCGTAGTATTCATTATCCCAGTCTGCCAACGACAAGGCAGTCAAGGCAGGCATCATCGTATCGATCTTATAGATATCAGTATAGAAGTGTTCAGATAACTCTTTAGTCATACCATAGAAATCCTCCGCTGACTCTAACTCCTGATTCAATGCATGACTTGAGGTGTTATCGTATTCTGAAATAGATCCGACGTAGGATGCCAACGTACAATATAATTTTTCGATCTTTTCGTGATAAGGCTTCCATGCTTCGGCATCATAAACACTACCAGATAAAATATCATTCGTTAGTGTCCATACATCTATCATGTTTATATCTCTAATCTTTTCTTTGCCCATAAAAGCGTTTTGGTGATCAGACGATACTGCGTTTAGAGGAATCATTAGTACATTTTTATTTTTCATAATATATCTCAGTAGGTTTATTCAATTTATAGGTTATTATACTATTCTTTATTTCAGAAGTAAAGCTTTATTTTTGTTTATTTACTTACTTACTGCTTTATTTAAAGTATGAGTTATTATACCGTCATACATCAAGGAAGTAAAGCTTTATTTT